TATATAATTTAAACTTCATATCTTCATATTGACTTGCAGACCAAATAGATCCATTCTGAGATTTAAAGAGACTACCTAGTGCCCATTGCTGATTATATTGTGTTGCACTTATATTAGGAAGAGATTGTAGATTTACTGCATCTTCTCCCATTCTAGCAATCCACATTTCATATTGATTACTAGTTGGAGCAAGAACAACTACGGCATATTCTCTTCCTGGTGCCAAGTAAATTGGTTCTGGGAATTTAACATTAGTAGCTACGGAACCAGTTGGCGATGTTGTAATATCATCAGGGGTTAAAGTAACCGAAGGTCCTAAAACAGTTAAAGTAGGTGTTCCTAGTTCTACCGATCTAATCTGAACAGTTACAGGATTGCTTCCACTATCTTTATTAGCAAAGAAGAGATCGATGGAAGTTACAAATACTCCATGATTATCATTTTCCATACCTCCCATTCCTGGTGCTTCTACATTGCCACCAACAGTAAATGATTGAGCTAATGGGTCTACTCGTCGTGCCCTCCACGTAACCGTAGTGGTTGTAATAGTATTTTCAGTTTGTATTTGTCTGGCAACAAAAGTACCTGTTGATTCATATTCTGTTTGAGCTGATGCAATTAATGTACTTCCTCTTAAAGGAATTGCATTAGTAGAACTACTACTAATCCTATAAACTTTTCTGCCAGTTTCAATTCTAACAGTAGGTGCTGGATCAGCATATGGATCTTTTAAGAAAAATGATCCAATTAAATGACCATAGTTATCTGAAATCAATCTCAAATCTTTAACATAAGCAATTGTCGTACTAGTTTGACCAACTAATCGCATTCCTTCTGTTACATACCCACTATATAAACCCTGTGCTTCCCTTGAGAGTGCCAATGTATCAATATTCAATATTGGTGATGAACTCGTATATTGTGCTTGTAAAGTTTCTAAAGGATTATAGGGATTGAGGGTAAACGTTTTATCGGGCACATTAAATGCTCCAGTCCGATGATTGGATCTAGCAACTCTAAAATTAATTACCTCTTCACCATTAAGATAACCTTTTACGGTTTCTCCCACTTCAAATGTTCCTACAGACCCTGAATTTGCTAATGTACTATCTGTAGCAATTTCTAATAATTTAGGAATAAAATAAACATCAGAGTTTCCATCAAAGAACTGGTAGTATCTTGTAAGGGGTTTTAAACTATTAGCAACAAATTGAGTATTTCTTGATCTCATCCAAGCGTCTACACCACTATCAACTATTATATCTTGACTTCTAGTTTGAACACCCACTTCAGTTGTTGTACCGCCACCTCCCCATCTCGTTTCCTGTCTGGCTACATTAATATTAGTGATACTTTCATCTAATCTTACACTTCTTACCCAACTATCATTCCCAGGCGATAAAGCAACCGTACCCTCATAAGAAATTACATGAAATGGATTAACATTCTCAACCCTGGTTGCATAAGACTGTTCAAGCCAATCAGTTTCCTCATATTTCAAAGTTACTACATTCCCAGTTTTTTGAGTATTAGGATCTAATAATTCATAATTGGTAGAATAATCCAACTCCGAATCAATTGTAGCTTCTGCTGGTAAAAGTTTACTTTGAACACTATTTTTTGCAATAAGAGGTCTTATTTCTTGATTTTGAGTATCAACATCTATTGAAGATAATCCCAGATCAACAAAATTATCATCTATAAAACTATCAACAAAAAATCCACTCTTAAATCTATTTCTTCCATTTATATCTTCAATCCTTAAAGCCTCAGTACTTACTTCAAGAAGAGAAAGTGTAGTAACATCTTCTAAATTTTCAATACGATCCTCCAGATCACCAATATCTCTCATGGTATATCTCTTATTATCCGTTAATGTAATTCTTGCATTCCTAGGATTATAAAGATATGGAGGCAAATTAATTGTTGCCAATTCCATTGAATTGTTAATATTAACCGGAGGTTCAGGATTTGGTGCGGATTCGCCCTTTAATATGGACAATATGCCATATTCACTTAAATAAATTTTATCAATTCTACCCAAATAATAATCATAACCTAAAAGTGTACTTCCACTGGGAGACAATAAGAATTTGGGATTGGTATTAAAAGCCGTAGTCCTAGAAGTAAAATCAAACGGTGAGATTCCCGTACCACTAAAATTCGACACTCTTGGTCGGAAATCCAATGTATCAGTTGCTCTAATTTGAGAAGGACCAATCAATGGTATATCTTCACTATACCTATCTTTATCATAACTTAATACGGTAAATACATCTCCAGTATCATTAGCAGGTACTGTATAATTATCATAAACAATTAATAATCTTTTAGACGGAACGTAAGAATTACGCTTTCTAATTATTCTAGAATAGTCATAATATTGCTCCCTTTGCCCTTTATCCAAAGTAAAGGCTTTTGAAATATCTTGATACTGTGCATCGGTATCGGCAGTATTAATACCTTCAATAACTGTTGTGATATTAGAATCTTCAAATACTACAGTTTCATAATTAGTAAATATTTTATCATTTAAATATATAATACCTAATTTATTGGTACCCCCAGAAGATGGGGAAGTTGAGTTATTAATAACTACCCTTGCAATTGCATTAGAAGTTTGTCCTACAACATTCTCTCCAATAATTGCATTGGTTCCAACATTGGCACTTGCATTAAGTGTTATGGTATCAAATGTTGGTTGTCCACCATTAACTGATTCATAAACAGCTAAAACTTTTGCTACATCGGGTACATTCAAAGATATTTCTTCATCCTGCACTCTCAATCCATACGCAATAGTATTAGGAGTTAATCCATCATTAAGAGATGAATTGGCAGTAGTTCCAGACTGAGTAAGTCTTGAGAGAGTTACATCAAGTATTTTACTCCTCTCATAATTTTTTATTTTACTCTGTATACCTTGTTTAAGAGCAGTAATGCTGATAACAGTTCCTGAAGCATCATCAGTTAATCCAGTAAATGATGCCTTAAATCCTGCACTATCCAAGTCACTATAACTATCTAACCTGACAGTACCAATTCCAAGACTCTGACCATAATGAACGGCATACCTATTAACGGCATAAGATTCAAAAAATGCAGTTGAAATTGCTACGCCACCACCATCATTAACATCATTGATGCTAACAGTAGCTGCCGATCCAATAACTGATTGACCTGTTATTTGAGCTGAAATACTCAGAGTTGAAGCAGAGAAATCAACCGAAGATATATTAGGACTCGGTAATACTTCATATAAAGCTCCGGTATCAGTCTTAGTCCATATACTTCCAACCGCTAATCTAACTCCTGTACGCTCTCCAGTTTGAATAGATCCATTATAAACTCCACTAACATTTTGTCCCATAGCAGCAACAGTTAATGTCATAGAATCTGAAGAAACTACAGTTACTCGGTTATAAGTAGTATCCGTTTGGCCGCCATTATATTGAATAATATCTCCAGCTTTAATGCCACTAAAAGGTTTCCCAGCAGTAACACTAGTTCCACTAATTTCTATATCACTAATTCCATTTCCTAATAACTGTGAGGTAAAGGACGTATTTGCGGTAAAATCTTGAAGGTATGGTGCAACAGCAGATTGTTTTACTGATTTAATATCTCTAGCATTATGAGTTACCACTTCCTGAATAGTCCTTGAAGTATCAGTAATTCCATTAATACTAATTTGTTCTCCAGCACTGAATCGGCCAGAAGTTTGAGATAGATGAACCGTTGTTACACCACTACCAACCGCAGTAGTATATCCAGTAGCATTACTATTCAATCCCCTAACATAAGCACCTGCCGGTAACTCACTAGCGGTAACCACACTAGATAAGTTAAGTTTGGTATAAGTATTGACATCATAAAGATAAAGATTCCAATCACTAGAAGGTCCAGTATATGCAGCATCTTTAGAATTTAAAGAATATACCCTTGCTTGACCAATAACAGTTCCTGTTACTGCTCCACTACCATTTAAAACTCTATCATATAAATTAACAACCTTTCTATACTGTACTTGACCAAAAACATTATTAACTACTAACCGACTTCCCATTTCAAAATCAACATTAACCGCACTTATTTTTTCAACATCTCTGGGTTTCTCAGTATCTAAAATAGTTAAAGAATCAGTAGTTACATCATAACCTCTAACATAAGCTTCTCCACCAGAAACTTTCACACACATTAAATCATCAGAAGGTGTGTTTCCCTGTTCTGTCTTTTCTCCACTAAAGAATATTCCACTATTACCTAACCTATTATTTAAGGAATTTTCAACAGATATACTAAAGGGATCTATTGCATAATTTCCAGACTCTTCATAGGTTCTTTCTGCCAAATAATCTTTAATTATATTATAATTAGTTTTAGTCTTAATCCTTCTAATATCACCATCATTGAGTCTTAATATCTCAAAGAAATCTGCATCAATTATATCGGTTAATAATTTCTTAGTAAGAGTTAAAGTTATTTTTAACCTATCAGCTCCTGGTGCTGCATAGTTAGTAAATCCTTGTGCATTATCATATAATGATGAATCATCCTTTGGACCAATTATCTCTTCATCAATTCTCAATCCCACCTTATAAGATGGATTATTGGTATAATGATCTAAAATTAAAGTTTGACTATTAACATTTACAAAAGTTCCTCTAATAAAATAGATTCCTTCCCCCACAAAAGCAGCCGATCCAACTGCAGTAGCATTAGCAGATATTAAAGTTACTACTCCAGTACCAGCATTAATAGTTGTATTTCCATAAACAATATTCTCTTTTGTAATTAATACTTCACCATCTAAAAACGTAGTTAAACTTGGATTATCAGAACCACTATTTAAATATTTTACATATATGGTTAAATCTTCAACATCACCTCCATCTGGTAATACCACATAATCTACAGATGCAGTTACTCCAGAAGTTTGCCCCTCTACAACTTTACCTACAAGTTCACTCGTATAAAGAGAAATATCAATTCCAAATTGACTGGCATTAAGTTTGACTGCATTATATTGATTGTCATAACTGGGAGCTCCAGGAATTACAATAGATCCTTCCTTAAAAACATGAGATCCAAATGACTCTATTTGATTTTGGAGAATAGACTGTAAATTAGTTAATTCTCTAGCTTGAACTGGAAATCCTGGTTTAAATAAAACCTTATAAAAATTATTACTGGGATCGAAATCATCATAATAAGGACTGATATTTAAATCTTTTGCTTGTGCCATGTTACTTTAAAATTCCAGAATAATTTTGATGTCTTCTTTTTGTTGAATATTTCTGGCAACCTCTTCTCTATTATCAATATAAAGAATATCGCCAGTTGTTTTATTTATCTCTGGATCTGCAAGACCACTTGTAAAATAAACACCCAAATCAATATCTTTTGTTCCAGAGGTCATTGTACGACCAGTAAAAGCAGTTGCTACCGATGTATCATCGGGACTACTTCCTGCGAATGTAATAACTGAAGAGGAAGACTCAAAGGCTAAAACTTTTGCATCACTACTAACTCCCACATAATCTTTTTGATTACCAGTAGTTGGATTGTAGTATAACGATCTATCTTGATAGTATTTTAAAACACTAGTAATTTTATCATAAGAAGCAACATAACCTTTAGCAACTCCATCAGTTACTGATTGTTCTATTTTAGAACCAATAGTTGGAGTAGTACTCCAATATCCAGTTTGTCCTTCAGCATCACCATCTTGCAATTTAATTGCACCTATAGAAGAATATTGACTAGAAGTAATAGTTGATCCTATAGAAGCATATGTGGAGGGATTTTTTACAATACCTACTTGTGCAAATTTTGTACTGACAGGAAAATCCTTAGTTGAATCATCAAATCTTGCATATACTAAAACTCTATCTGCACCCAATTCTTTGTAGATATTATATCCATGACCTCTACTAGGAGGGATAATAACAATCAGCTCAGCATAAGTCGTAGGAACTCCTGTATCCGGGTGTACTGTGCCCAAATCTACCATACCATAACTATACCCACTTCCACCAGCAGTGACAGTTGCATCCGTTATCTTACCAGATACAAGTGTTACTGATACTTTACCCCCACTACCATCACCCAATATATTACAACTAAATGTTCCCGTCTTATATCCATTTCCAACATTTTTAACATATACTGTCTTAATTTGATTAAAGTTAACAGTAGAATCTCCTGCTTCCCTAACACCTTGAATTTGAGAATTTGTAGATGTTTCCCAATTATTAGGAACAACAATATACTCTGTAGAATCAAATTTTACAATATCACTAGGAGAAACAGAAAAAAGAAATTTCCAAACATAACCATCAGTACCAGCAGAAAATGGTTCTAAATCTGTAGAAGT